AATAAGTCAGACGAAGACATAGAAAGAATTTCAACTCTAACTCAAAAAATAAGAGAGTTAGAAAGTCAAATTAACTATAATCCATTAGAAAATATAACCACTGCCGTAGACATTTCATCTAGGGCAGAGCAGCTTTTAATTATTCCAAACTTTCTTCCAACTCAATTTAAAGCCTTGAATAGGGCTATGGGATATACTGATGAGGGCGGGTTTTTTAAGGGCGCAGTTCATGCAATTATAGCTCCATCAGGAAAAGGTAAGTCAACATTTGCAAAGTGCCTAGTTAACAACTGGGTAGATAATGGCTATTCCGCATTATATGTTAATTTTGAGGAAGCTATTTCTCACTGGGAAAGAGTTTTAATGACTCAAATTATTGGAGAAAATGTATACTCAGAGGCAAAGAAATGGACAGAAGAACAAAAGTCAGCACATCTAAATAAGTTCAAAAAGAAAATGGAATCTTGGGGAGAAAGATTCATGGTTAGACATGATCCAGATACTCCATATTTTGAGGACTTAGAAAGATGGCTAAGAGATATCATGGGCCATAATTCAAAACTGCCAGATGTTATTGTTATAGATACAATACAATCAATGTTTACAAGAGGCGGAAAAGGTAAACCTAGATGGGGCGAATTCGAAGAGATGATGGTTCGTCTAGAAAAATTAGCAAGAGACATGAACTGCGTATTAATAATAACTGCTCAAGAAAATTCAAATAGAATGAAAGAAAAAAGAGAAGTAGTACAACAGTCTGATACTGGCGGATCTTTGGCAATTCAACAAAAATGTGCGGTTACAATATTTATAACCGATAAGAAGCTAGCATCTGGAGATGAGTCTGAAGAGGACTACGTTATGCAGCTTCAAATACCTAAGAACAGAATAACTGGATCAACTTTTGTTTATGATCCACCACTAGTTAGGTATAATGATACAACTAAATCTTACGAAGAATATGAAGTCGTAACAGATTCTAGTTATGATAGTTCTTCAATATTGGATGATTTATTAGGAGGAGACTTTTCTTAATGGTAAAACTTAAAACAGCAGCTATAAAAGACTTTCAAACATGTGAACTACTATATGATTATAGGTACGTGCAAAAAATTCCGGAAGCTATCGTTAGTAGAAATATAATAACAGAAAAATTTGAAAATACATTAAAGAATGTAATAAATTTTTATTTATATAAAAAACAAAGTGGATCTACCCCATCATATTCTGCCCTATTGAATAGATGGGAAAAGCTTTGGTTTCCAAAAGATACTTCAGCTCAAGATATTATTAACGATAAACACGAAAGTGCCTATGGAAACATGTCAAGCTTAACGACAAAAGCTGCATCTATACTTCTATCGTTTTGTAATTTCTTTGAAGATGAATCCATAATTCCCATTGGAATATCTGAAGAATATAATGTTCCTGTAGGTAATTCTGTTCTTATTGATAATTTTGATTTAATTTTTTCTAAACAAAATAAAATATATGTAATAAAATGGGTTTTTAATTATAAAGATTCTCATCATTATTTATACAATTTTGATTTTATATCAATGTTCTATGCCTACGGTCATAAAAAGGGCAGCATAAATAATAATGTACTCTTTGGTTATTATGATATAATGGCCAATAAGCATTCAATAGAAACATTTAATATATATAAAGAAGATATTCAGTCTTTAGAATATTGGATAAATACTATAGAAAGTAAAGAAGTATTTGTACCAAGAAGAGGTTTAACTTACTACTGTAAAAGATGCCCCTTTGATAACCCATGTTCAAAGTGGTCTGGATGGAATAAGGAAGAAAATAATGGTTAAAAAAAATTCAATATTAGATGACATTCTGCAAGATGATCAGATAATAAATTTATCAGAAGAAGAAAACAATATACTGTCTCCTCTTCTTGAGGAAATATCTATGATTGAAGATGAAGGATTAAGATCTTTTGTTAGATCTATCCTATTTAGGGCTGAGTCTTTTTGGTCTATACCTTCTTCTTTTTCTGGAAAATATCATCCACCAGACGAACATAATGAAGGTGGCAACGTCCTGCATACTAAAAGAACGGTAAGAGCTGCAAAAATATTATCAGACTCACACAGTCTTTCTTCCGAAGAAAGAGACATAGTAATTGCTGCCTGCCTGTTACACGATGTAACTAAGGGAAAGATAGAAAAGGACGGCTCTTTTGCGTATGATAAAATGCATCCTTATACTGTTTCAGAGTTTATTAAGTTTTGTCAAGAGGATGATAAAAAGTACGCAAATGACATATCTTCTTCTACTTTGTATGTAAGCGAAGAAGATGTTCAAACTCTTCTTAGACTAATTCGATGTCACCTAGGCCCATGGTCTCCAGTGCCAGAAACTATTCCAATTACATACTTAGATATGATAGTTCATTTGGCAGATAATGTAGCAGCGCATGCGCATTATATATTAGATGGAAATGAAATTATTCCAGAAAGATGGAACCTTGATGCAAGAGATGGTCAATAGAATAAATAAGAGAGCTATTATTATTTCTAGATTAGAAAAAATAATAGAAGACTCAGTTTATTATAGAAACTTTTCATCAGAAATGAATGATGAAAAAAAAATTATTATAGGTAATTATGACCAAGATTTTGGTCAGGGAAAAATTGAATAGTGAAACCAGCTAAATTAGATAATAAGTTCTTGAGTGGATGGAGATATGTAGAAGTAGCTAGATATGTTCCATCTCTATCTAGGGTTATCAGAGATAAGGATGGCGATAGTCCGTTAATTATTGACTATAATCAGGTACAAGATTACGCCGATAAACACGGAAATACTGGCATATATACTTCTGTTTGGCTGTACGACTCTAAAGATATAGAGTCGGCAACAAGATACTCTAATCTATACTTTGATCTAGATAATAAAGATATACAAATTTCTTATGATGAAACACTTAAACTAATAAATTATCTTTGCGACCTAATACCAAAAGAAGCTGTAAAAATATACTTTACTGGAAAAAAGGGATTTCATATAGAGTGTGATGCAGAGTGCCTTGGGATATCTCCATCAAATGATCTTCCTGTCATCTATAGATTTATTGCAAACTACATTAAATCTAAAATTAATTTATCAAGTTTAGATTTAAGTGTTTATGATGCAAGAAGAATGTGGAGATTACCAGGCACTAGGCATCAAGATTCTAACCTTTATAAAACACTTATATCCCAAGACGAAATGCTCAGCGGGATAGACGCTATATTTAGAATATCATCTGAGTATAGAGAAAACGAATGCACCCAAAGCAACTTTTCATATAAGGCTAATCAATGGTATAGGGATATGTTTTATTTAATGGAAGAAGATAGAGAAAGAAGTAAGGATTATCTTTCCTATTTTAATAAGCATGGTTCTTCTGGCTTAAGAAAAGTAGATAATAAACCTAAAAAATTTACTCCAAATATATTATTGGAAAAATGTCCAGCAATAAAAAGAATCGCTTTAGAAGCTCAAACAAACAAAGACATTGATCATGAATCAAGATTATTTTTATGTTCAATATTAACATATACAGATGAGTCAATAGAATTTCTTCATGGAATACTTAGTCATTGCAATGATTACAATGTAGAAAAGTCTACTGCGCATATTCAAGATTGGATTAAAAGAAGAGAGATAGGAATAGGCGGAAGACCCTATACTTGTGATAGAGCTAATTCAGTAGGCGTTGGCTGTGGTTCATGTAATCTGGAACAAAGAAGAAAATGGGTTAAAATTGGTGATAAGTTTGTCGAAACAAATGAAAAATCTTCTCCGTCACCAGTAAGATTTGCTTACACTTCTGAAAAAGATTCTAATAAAAGAAAGGAAAATAACGAATGAGTAATATACAAGATCCAGATGATGTAATAGGAGTCTGCTCAGAGTGCAACTCTGATCAACCCATGAATTATATGTACAACAATGCTTTTGCGCAACAAGGTAAACCAGTGCCTTGCAAGTATTGTGGGGGTGTTGTTATAATAGTATATAGAGAACAAAGAGATTCATCATTAAAAGGCAGCGATAGAGAAAGAGGACTTGGTTAATCTAGTGAAGAATTGGACAAACCTGCATAATCACACGGTATTCTCCATGCTTGATGGGCATGGAGATGTCGAAAAATACTTAGAAAGAGCTAAGTCGTTAGGAATGAGCGGATTAGCGACAACCGATCACGGAAATATACACTCGTGGTTGGATTTTTATGATGCAGGGAAAGCAGTAGGCGTAAAGCCAATTCTTGGCTCTGAGTTTTATCAAGCTAGAAAAACCAGATTTGATAGAGATGAAGAGGAGAGATCGGGTCCAGCAAAAAATGAATGGGAACAAAGAGGGCCTTATCATATAACCATCCTTGCCAAAAATAATATTGGATATCATAATATTATTAAGATGTCATCTAAAGCTTTTCTTCAGGGTTATTACGGTAAGCCAAGAGTAGATCATGCTCTAATAGAAGAGCATAGTGATGGAATAATAGTTTTGTCTGGGTGTTTGAATAGTGAAGTTTCTCAGGCTTTATTAAGAAATGACTTTAATTTTGCGTTAACAGCTGCAAAAAGAATGCAAGAAATTGTTCGGAAAAGAAAACTATTTTATAGAAATCCAAGATCATGGATTAACAGAGCAGAGAAAAATATCAAATCAATTAGTTGAAATAGCACAAAAGATTGGAGCTAAAGTAGTTCCAACTGGTGACTGTCATTATGTTAAAAAGGCAGACGCTCACGCGCATGACATAATGTTGTGCGTTGCAACTAACTCAAATATACATACTCCAGATAGATTTTCTTTTTCTGGAGATAAATTCTATCTTCAATCATATGAAGATATGTCTAAAAATTTCTCTGAAGATTGGCTTAGAAATACCATGTCTGTAAATGACATGATTGATTTAGATTTAAATTTTGGAGAAATATATTTTCCAGAGTTTCCTATTCCAACTAAAGAAAAATCAGTAGATTACTTTGAAAGACTAGCTTGGGAGGGACTAAGATTAAGATATGGAAATGACTTACCTGAAAATATAGTAGATAGAGCTAAGCATGAACTTAAGGTTGTTAAGGAGATGGGCTTTCCTGAATACTTCCTAGTAGTATCTGATCTTGTTAAGTGGGCTAAATCGAACTCTATTAGAGTCGGATGGGGAAGAGGGTCTGCAGCTGGAAGTATACTCTCATATGCATTTGAGATCACTAACTTAGATCCTATCAGATTTGGATTATTATTTGATAGATTCTTAGTAGAAGGAAGAAAGTCGATGCCGGATATCGACTTAGACTTTGACGATAGACACAGAGATAAAGTTATAGAATATGCTCGTTCAAAATATGGATCAGACAGAGTTGCTCATATATGTACTTTTAATAGAACTGGAGCAAAGCAGTCAATTAGAGACGCTGCTAGAGCGTTAGGCTATGACTTTGCTACTGGGGATAAGATATCAAAACTTGTTCCTCCACCAGTTTTGGGTGTATCTAAGTCTCTATCTGAGTGCATGCAAGTTACTGAATTTAGTAAGGCTTATGAGACTGAAGATACATCTAAGGAGATAATTGACGCTGCGTTTGGCTTGGAAGGTCTAGTTAGACAAACTGGAATACATGCAGCTGGAGTTGTTATATCAAAAGGTCCATTAACGGATTATCTTCCCGTCATGCAAAAAGGTGCAGACAATCCGTTAGTTACACAATGGGATATGTCTAGAGTAGAACAATGTGGTCTATTAAAGATAGATTTTCTTGGACTAAGAAACCTTGGAGTTATAGACCAATGTATTAAAATGGTTGAGAAGAAATACTCTACAGAAATAGATGTAAATGACATACCTTTAGATGATACAAAAACATACGATGAACTGTGTAGAGGAAACGCCATAGGTGTATTCCAATTAGAATCATCTGGAATGAGAAGTCTTATGCTGCAGCTTCAGCCTAAGACCATAGAAGATATAATGGCATTGATATCGTTATATAGACCTGGCCCAATGGGGTCTGGAATGGATAAGCTTTTTATCGACAGAAAACATGGCAGATCTAAAGTAGTATACGAACACCCTAAGATGGAAGACGCTCTTAAGTCATCTTTAGGTATTATGTTATACCAAGAAGATGTACTAGCTGTATCTAGGGGTTTGGCTGGATTTACTTCTGCAGAAGCAGATGACTTAAGAAAAGTTATTGGAAAAAAGCAGATGGATAAAATACCAAAGCTTAGAAAAAAGTTTGTTGACGGATGTATTAAAAATTCTTTCATAGATAAAAGTTTAGCCGATAAAATATTTTCTGATATAGAATACTTTGGTGGCTATGGTTTCAACAGAGCGCACGCTGCTAGTTATGCGATGATATCTTATATTACGGCATATTTAAAAACTCATTACACTGCAGAGTATATGGCTGCTCTACTAACTTCTGTAGCAGGAAATAAGGACAAATTATTTTTATACTTAAATGATTGCAAAAAGCTTGGAATAAAAGTTCTTCCACCTTCAATAAATTATTCAGGTATAGACTTTGAAGTAATTGATAAAGATCAAATATTATTTGGTTTAGCATCAGTAAATGGAATTGGAATTTCTATAGCTGAATCAATTATTAAAGGAAGAGATAATAATAAACCATACATTTCTATATATGATTTCTATAAAAGATGTGACCCATCAGTCCTTAAAAAATCAACACTAGAGCACTTAGCTAACTCAGGGGCATTAGATGAACTAATAGAAACAGACGATGACAATGATATAAATAGATCCATAGAGCTTTCTATACTAGAAAAAGAAAAGGAAGAGCTTGGAATCTATGTTACCAAACACCCTTTGGAGGGTACATGGGATGTTATGAAAGCTTCTATAGATATAGAAATAATAGAAGTGCCCGAGTGTACTCCTGGTGCCTATCTTAAATTGGGGGGAATTATAACTTCTTCAAAAAAGATAATAACCAAAAAAGGCGCAAGAATGTTTAAGTTTAATTTGGAAGATCCTACAGGAGAAATTGAAGTAATAGTCTTTCCAAAAGACGCAAAGGGATACAGTGATGAATCTTTTAGGGTCGGAGATATCGTATATGTTTCTGGATCTTTAAATAGAGAAACGGAAGATGAAAACTCTTCTAATAGAATATTCTTATCTAACCTAGAAAAAGTAGACAATGCTACTATGTATAGTGGAAAAGCAATATACTTAAATTATAAAAACATAAACTCTTTACAACTAAAAAAAATATATGATATAATCATTAATAACAACGGCAATAGACAAGTATTTTTAAATGTTGTTTCGGATTTAGGAACATTTGTTTATAAATTTAATAAGACTACAAATAAAAACGCAGAAAAATTAATTAAAAATATAATGGAGGAAAGCTAATATGGCAGCAACTGGTAGCTATCAGAACCCTTCCGAAAAAGAATGTTGGAAGTATTGTTTTGCATGCGGAAGATGCGAAAACAAAGGAAGATATACAAAGTGCAACGGATGCAGCGGTAGGTATGACCCCCAAGGTAGAATAGATGCCCACCCTGAAGATTACTGTGATTGTAGAAACGGAATCCTTAGATGGAAGACGCAGCAAGGAAAAATAATTATAACTAGATTCAGATCAAACCCATATGCTGGATCGGTTAGTTATGAGAAAAAATCTGAAGATGAAAGAGATTGGGACTCATACGTAAAAGATATGAGAGAAAAAATGAACGATCCAAATTGGAATCCTATAACAATAGTTGATGAGGACTAATATGGTAAAAAATGAAGTTGGAAGAATGTTACTTAATAACATTACATTAATTGAATATAAAACAGAAAAGCCTACTTATTTTATACAATCTGGTATTGCAGGCTTTAATGCAACAGCAGAAGAATTGTCGGATTTGTACGGGTTATTAAATTACTATTTTAACATTGATGCTGTGAACAATACTGTTATAGCATTAACCGAAGGAGGGAATGATGTCTAATAATTATTACGATGAAATGGAAATAGGAGAATCTGGTTGGGTTCCAACTAAAGATGGTGGATATAAAAATATTTACAATAATCATATAATAGATTCTTTGGGTAGAGAATTTGATGAAAATGGCACATTGATATTTGATCCAAGGGAAGAAATAAAATGATAAGTGTTGAAAATTTAGAAGATATAGATCCTCTAGTCAGGCTTTCTTTAACCGACTTGTCTTATTCAAGAATGGATACATACAAGATGTGCCCATCAAAATATTTCTTTTCTTATATTAAAAAAGAACCAAGGCAATTTAACGACGCAGCAGTACTGCGGAAATATAGTTCACTCTGTATTAGAGGATAATGTAGATAACTCAAAAGCGCTAGACCCCGACGCTTTACTAATTGACTATGGAAAGAAAAGGCTTTCCTATGATCCAAATAATGTAATCAAAGAAGATCTTATAAGTGTTGGAAAAAACATTATTTTAGAGTTTTATGATAGACATGCAGAAGAACAGTTCTCAGTTAAAGATAAAGAAATGCAGTTCAGCTTTATTCTTGGATCTTTTCTTGTTAATGGTTTTATAGACAGAGTAGATGAATATGAAAATAGAATCGAAATTATAGATTATAAAACAGGTAAGTGGGAAGTGGCCCAAAAGTCCATTAAAGATAACCTACAACTAGGGATATACGCCTTGGCAGCTAGTAGGGTTTTTCCAGGAAAAGAAATTTATGCAGAGCTATATTATTTAAGGTCTGGAAAAAGAAAAGGTCATACCTTTACAGAAGAAGATCTAGAAAATGTAAAAGTAGAAATAATTAACTTTGGTAATAAAATTATAAATGATAATAACTTTTTACCAACACCCAACGAAAGAGTATGTTCTTTTTGCGATCACGCAAAGTCTGGAGCTTGCGCTACTGGAGTGGCTAGAAATAAAAAGAACCAGGGCCGTTAAGCCCTGGTTCTTTTTATTTGTAAGAATTAAAGTATTAGTTATTTACAGGAAATGCAATTGAGTCTGCAACTAGGTCAACCTTGCGGTCGCTGTCGATGACTACCTTGATTGCATCATCGGTTGTGTAACCAAGTGATTCAAGTGTCTTGACCGCAGAGCTTTGCATATCTACTACAAAGCTATTTACTAGCATGTTTAATGTTGTCATTTTTTTTCCTATTCTTTGTGGTTAGTTTGATATTTGTTAAATTATAATATATAATATATGTTAGTTATACCTTCTGTAACTAGGTGGTGTAACTAACTAGAGATAGGATATATCATGAAAACACATGTTGTCAAGCCAGATTCGTTTTTTCTCGAAAAATCTTTTCGCTCAAAACATCCAAACTTTAAAAAGTTAAAAACAAAAAGTATAGATAAATCAATCTTGTCGGAAGATGATATATATCAAAGGCGGAGGAAAAGGAAATGCGTATAGGTATACCAAAACTGGATATAGAGAAGATCTAGGTTTAACCCTAAGATCAAATTGGGAAGCTAACTTCGCTCGCATATCTAGAATGTATGAAATTGATTTCGAATTTGAACCTAAGGTTTTTACTTTTCCGGTTAAAAGAGGAACAAAGGGATACACTCCAGATTTTTATTTTAAAGATACAGAAGATTGGATTGAAATTAAAGGCTACTTAGATGACAAAAGTAAAATAAAAATAAAAAGATTTAAAAGATATTATCCAGATGAATTCGAAAAACTAACAATGGTTATAAGTAGATATTCTAACGAAGCAAAAAGGTTTGTTGAAGATCTAGAAGTTCCAAATGTTATTTTTTATGAAGACATAAGGGATTTTTATTCTAATTTATTATATAAATGGGAAGGTAAATAATGGCAGCTTACAAGGAGCAGTATTATTCTTTAGAAGAAAACGAAATGCAAGCTTTACTAGATAGAGCAAAAAAAGATGACACTATTGCACAGAGAGAATTATTAAAAATTTTTAATAACTTTCTTACAAAATATACAACAATGTTATATCATCGGAAAATATAATTTAAACGACTATGACATACGTAGGTTTATAGCTTTGTTTGTAAAAGATAATTATGCAAGGACAGCTTTAGTTAGAAATAAATTGAGTAGCCCAACAGCCAAGATAGTCAATGAGGTTATGAGGGGTATACACTACATGTCAAAAAGGTATGGCTCAGAAGAAGATATAAGACAAACTGTTGACTTAACTTTCTTGCAATGCGTGACTAGGTATCAGAGAAAAGACTCAGAAAAAGGACCAATACCGTTCAGTGCTTTCCTCTACAGTTATTTTTTTTACTTACTAAAAAAGAACGTTGATGTATTTTTAATAGATCAATTAGGCAGAAAAACATTTCCTTTAATTACAGATGAGAATTATGATGAAGAAGATGGAGAAAAGCAAGTTGGCTTTAGGGCAGATCCTATAGAGGTTGATATGGACTTTATGTTAGCCGTTGAGGAAATAGATGAGATGTGGGTATTGGGCACTACTGCAGCAGAGCCTTTTGATCAACTTTCTGTTCAGGAAAGGCAGCTTTTAAAATGGAGATATGTAGACGGCAAAAGATCTTCTGAAATAGCAAGTAAAATTACAGAACATCCAAATACTGTAAGAGAACACTTAAGCAGGATAAGAGAAAGAATAGCTGATATAATAATTACATCTAACTTAGAAGACTTATTTAGATACTCAAAAAAGCAGGATTAAATGGATAATCAAAACTTAATGAAACTCAATGAACTCCTTGGTTCTTTCTTAGAACCACAGATAAAAGAGGTCGTAAATGCATATGGGTTTGGAGATAATTACAGTAAGTATTTTGTAGAGATACCAGACATATCAAACGTGGATCTTGGAATCCACGATATTGCTAATCTAGTAGCAAAAACTTCAAACGCTTACGGCAGAGCAGCAAGATTTGCTGGCATGGCCAGAGCTCATTTTAAGTTAACAGAAGGTAGATATAAAACAATATACAAGAAAAATAGAATAGGAAAAAATGAAGCAGAAAGAGAAGCTTCAGCAATGCTGGCTGCAGAAAATGAATACCAAGCGTTAGTTATAGCTGAGTCACTTGTTCACTTAGCTGAGTCTATAGAAACCTCATCTAGAATAGCTTCGGAATCTGCTAGAAAATTAATGGACAAAATGCAGTCAATGCAGATTGCATCCGCAAGAGAAGAAAAAGGCTTCTATACAGAAAAGGATTTTAGTTTTTAGATATGGCAAATTATATTGGTCACTATAAATGTGTTGAATCTCCAGAAGAGTTTTATTCCTCACCAAGAACTACACTTGACTTTCCAACGCAAGTAATGCATAAATCAAAAAATTATATATTAAATACGACGCTTCAGTATTCAACTTCTTCGCAAGAAGATTCTATAACTAGAATAGCAAAAGAAAGAAATATTGACTTCGGAATAGAGGTTTAATGCATATTGAAGTTTTTTGTGATGGCGCTTCAAGGGGTCAAGGTCAAAAAAAAATAGGGGAAGCTTCTTGTGCTACTGTTGTCTATAAAAATAGAAAGAAAGTTGCACAGTTTGCAAGAGGATTAGGTAAAAGAAGTAATAACGAAGCAGAATATGAAGCAGTTATAGCCGGACTACTGATATGCAGTATGTCTGAATTTGTTGATCCAATAATATATACAGACTCAGCTGTAGTAGCTAATCATATTAATGGAAAATGGAAGTGTAGAAACAAAACACTTTTACCATTATTAATGACTATAGAAGATATAGCTGATGAATATAAGTTTAGAGTTGTTCAAGTTCCCCGCAATATAGTTTGGGAGCCAGATTTTTTAGCAAATCAATTTTTAGATGAATTGGAAAAAAGAACTGAAAAAGGACAAACGGAGTGATATAATATATATTATGGTATTTAAACTTTATAAACAACAACCTATTATAATAGGATTATCCGGTAGAGCTGGAAGTGGAAAAACTTCTGTCGCAGAGTCAATAGTTCCAAAGGGATCATTTGCTAACTCTAAGCATGGAGCTATATGGGATCACATATTCTACGCTTTACCTTTATATGAATTTCTTTCTTCAAAGAAGAACATAAAAGGGATTAACGAAGAATCCAGAAAAAAGTATGCGATACATGAGACTTTGTATGATCTATATGGGAACTCTTCATTAGGAATGATACCAGATTATGATACCTTTATTGATAAGGTAAATAAAATATATGATTTACAGCTTGATCCAACAGCTACAAAGCAAAGATCTTTTTTACAAAAAGCAGGAGATATATGCAGAGATGGATACGAAGACTGTTTCTGCCATTGGTCAATAAAAAAGACTCTTGGGCTATATAGATCTTATATAAAATCATTAGAAGAAGATGATGACGAAAAGCCCTTTATCGTTTTGATTTCAGATGTTCGTTTCGAAAACGAAGCAAAGTCGATACTAAAAATGCCAAATGGATATGTGATATACTTTGATGCAGATGATGAAACATTGAATAGTCGTCTAATGAAAAGAGATGGTAGAATATCAACTCCAGAACAAAGCTCTCATATAAGCGAGCAACAACTCTCTAAGGTAAAAGACATGGCTTCTTTTATCGTAGATACAAATAACCTTTCAATTGAAGGTCAGGTTAACGAAACATTAAAATTACTAGGATTTTTACAGGAGAAACATGCCTAAGATAAATAAGTCAGCACAAGAACAGTCAACTGATTCACCACTAGATCAAATGGTTACTTTAAATGGTGGAGAAATAGCATTTTCTAGTTCTCCAATATTTATATGTGGAGTAAATAGGAAAGTAAATATTGGCAATTTTGAAAATATAGATGTCTATGCTGGCATAACCCTACCCCTTAACGGTGTATCCCTAGAGGATAAAGAGGCCCTTCAGCAGGCTGTTCAAGAGGCGGCAGCTTATGGTTTTTCTATTGTTTCCAAGGAAACAAGTGATAGATATTCTTTAATTAAAGATTCTCAACAAAATAAATAGTAGGAATTGACACAGGGATACATTACTATATATACTTATACAAAGCTAAATAAATAACTATAAAGTTAGGTATGGTAAAAAAAATGATAAAATTAATTAAAAAATTATTTAAAAAAGCAAAATCAGTAAAAGTTCTTGATGAAGTAACTGATAAAAAATTCGATACTTTACTTGACCAATGGGAAGAAAAAGTAACAGTTATAGCTTTAGAGGTTGATGAAGCCATTAATGAAGTAAAGGCTGAAGTCAAGGAAGCAGAAAATGAAATTAAAAAAGCTGCTTCTACACCAAAGAAGGCAAGTAAGCCAAGAGCCCCAAAGAATCCTAACGCACCAAAGAAGGCTCCAGCTAAAAAAGCTGCAAAACCAAAACAAAAGTAATATTTATTTAGTCTTTAAAAAAACAGTATTCTCCATATAAAAATTGGAGAATACTGTTTTTTGTTTTACTATTGTATTTATACAATTTTAAACCTTTAGGGGATTCAATATGTCTTTAGCTAAGTATAGAAAAGTATCCAAAGGCAGTAAGAAACCAGAACCAGATAAAAGAAAGAAGAAGACAAAATAATGTTAAACTTTCTATGGAAGATATGGTTTTTTGTTTTCGATATATTAGACTCTTTTGACAAAAGAAAAGAGAAAAAGAATGGTAATAAAAAATAGAATATACATTAGTGGTCCTAGAATGGGAACAAATAATTCTATGTTTGGAATAGAAAAAAAGAAATCTAAAAGAATTAAATCTAATAAATCAAAAAGGAAAAGTAAATAATGCCTAAAGATTCTAGATTAAAAAGAGCTCGGAGTTTCTGGATACAATAAGCCTAAAAGAACTCCAAGTCATCCAACAAAATCTCATATAGTTGTAGCCAAGTCTGGCGATAAGGTAAAAACTATTCGTTTTGGACAGCAAGGTGTATCCGGCTCACCGAAAAAGAAGGGCGAATCAAAATCATATGCAGCCCGCCGTGCTTCTTTTAAAGCACGTCATGCAAAAAATATTTCCAAAGGAAAAATGAGCGCAGCCTATTGGGCTGATAAAGTAAAGTGGTAAAAGGAGAAAAAAATGCAACATCCAGTTATGAAGATGGCAATTCCAAAAGAATTGCAAAAAGTAGAAAATGGAAAACTTCAACCTAAAATGTTAGCTAAAGTTAAGTGCGGTGGTCAGATGTGGCATAAAGCTGCAGCTGCCTTTAATGCGCTATATGATGAGGCTAAAAAGGCTGGACATACATTACAAAACATAGGGGACTATAGACCTTTTGAAGCCCAGTTAAGTCTATTTATGTCTCGCTATGATGACAAGCAAACAAATAGAGTTCCAGAAGTAACTAGAACATACCAGAACAAGAAGTGGTATCTCAAAAAGGGTATGAGTCCAGCTGGTACACCAGGCACTTCAAATCATGGTCTTCGGATTAGCTATAGATCTAAACATGCAGGATCAAAAGAGATATAAATGGATGTGTGAAAACGCTCCAAAGTATGGTTTTTACCTACAAGGCGAACCAACTAAAAATGGTAAACCAAATCCAGAATATGAGGCATGGCACTGGCAGTATTGCGTTGGAGATGCAACACCACCTGCTATGACAGGTGTTCAGCCTCCAGCTGGAGAAGTTAAGGAAGAGCACAATCCAGATAAAATTACCGTTGGAGATAAAGGTGACCTTGTTAAAAAGCTTCAAGAAGGTCTTATTAAAGCTGGCTATTATACTGGACCAGCAAATGGAACATTCGACGCAGCAACAGGTGAGGCAGTAAGAAAGCTAAAAGGAGTGAATGGTCTAAAGAACGATACAGTTGCAGGCGCTAAAGTATTTGCTATATTGAACTTGGAAATGTAGGCGCACATGGGAGAAGCTGTATTAGTTGCAATTATAGCTGCAGTTGGTGGAGTTTTAGCAGCCCTAGTTCAAAAGGGTAGAGCTGAAAATAAAGCCGATCATAACGTAGTTGCAAACATGCTAGTTAATGTTAAAGATGATATAATTAATTTACATCATAAAATAGATCATGTTGACGAACAAGTCGATAAGGTTGACGATAAGTTAGATGGCCATATTGATTGGCATATGAAGAAGATTGAAAAAGAAAAAGCAAATAAAAACAAAGGAGAATAAAATGGCTTATGGTATGAAGAAAGAAAAAGGAATGGCAATGAAAAAAGGTGCAGCTAAAAAAGGTGCAATGAAAAAAAGTGCAGCTAAATCTAAGGGTATGACAGCAGCACAGAAGAAGCTTCCACCTTTTATTCAGAAAGCAATAATGAAGAAAAAGGGCAAGTGATTATGGCAGCTAAGAAAAAAGCTGATAAGAAATGGATCCAAGGAGCAATTAAAAGACCTGGAGCATTTACAGCTAAAGCTAAAAAAGCCGGTAAATCTGTTGCAGGAATGGCAGCCGCTGTTACTAAAAATCCAAGTAAGTATAGTAAGACTACGGTTCGTCAGGCAAATTTAGCTAAAACATTAAGAAAGATTTCTGCTAAGAGAAAGAAAAAATAATGGCTTCTAAAAAAATGGTTTGGGATAAACCAAATCCAAAAAAGAAATCATCAAAACTATCTACAAAACAAAAAAGATCCGCTAAGGCAATGGCCAAAGCAGCCGGAAGGCCGTACCCTAACCTCATAGATAACATGAGAGCAGCTAAGAAAAAAAAGAAGTAACAAGAAGGACACCATGCCATTATCGCATTCAGTTATAGAATTAAATACCAGCACGCCTCAACTGTTGAGCATTGATGGCGATATTGTAGGTAGTTTAAATTTAACAATTCAAAACTTAAGCAGTTCTGCTACTGTTTTTATTGGTTCAAATACTGTAACTTCTAGCGACTTTGCATTTAGATTAGATCCTCGGATCTATGATATCTTTTGATTCTTTAAGAAAAGATACAGAGATATATGGCATATCAAATGCTAATGGATATTCTGTAGCTATAGGTAAGTTTACATTTTCATGAGAGTAACTTGGTATAACTCTCCTTCTTCGGTGGTGTCAACCGCTGCATCAAAAGTTAGGTGGACTCCTAATTTTACAGCAACTGGATTAACTTTTACAGGAAGTAATTCAAACCATCCATGTTACAATAGTTACTACGTTAAAGCTGGTAACATGGTTTCATTTTCAATTAAAATAATATTGTCAACTGTAACAAACTTTGGAACAGGACAGTACAAAACAGAACTCCCTTTTGCGCCGGCAGCTAATACAATGAATCATTTTTCTTCATGGTGTTGGGTAGATCCAAGTCATCCAGCAGATGAATTAAATGGACATATAATACTTCAAGCAGATCACCTTCCTTCCGATCCAGTACTGGACATTCATTGGTATAAGCAAACAACAGCCTCACCAAAGCCTGTTATAGAGAGTTTGTTTAGTCAAGGACATCCAGTAACTTTAACAACATCTAGTTTAATCTATATAAACGGAACTTATATATCAGCTTAATGTGATATACTTTTTCCATGGATAGCGCAAGCAATTTTGACGGCTTCATGCCATTGATTAGCAATATATCAATATCTGGAATTACCCAATCTTTGGGCTCAAATGGTGAACTAGTAGACGTTAATTGTATTAAAGTAACAACAGCAGAAGGTGCTGATTTTATATTCAGTATTACTCCATTAGATTTACATAAACTAAGTCTATTAATTGTTAAAGCCTTAATGTCTGAGCTATAATATATATATCAAATGACAAAAGGACTATAATGGCTACAGACTGTAAGAAACCGTTTCATAAACATTTAATGATTAGAGCTAATATATCTAATCCACCAAAAAATACTGAAAAAGTAGTTGACTGGTTAAAAAAATTTGTTGACTCATTAAATATGAAGATACTGCAAGGACCATTTTCTTCTTATGTTGATCAACCAGGAAACAAAGGTATAACCGCAGTTGTGATGATAGAAACATCACACATTGCCTTCCATGTTTGGGATGAAGAAGATCCATCTTTATTGCAGTTTGATTTATACACATGCGGATCTTTGGATTTAGAAAAATCTTTATCTGACATAGATGAGTTTTTTGTTTTTGAATCTTGTGAATATATATTGTATGATAGAGAGCATAATATGGAAATCTTAGAGAAGGGTATTTTATCTTGACAGAATTAATGTGGACATGGCTTCTTTTTTTTATGGAAGTTATAGGTGTTGGTGGAAGCTATCTTGTTGGCAATAAGAAATGGTATGGACACTTGATTGTAGCCCTACATTCTCTTCCTTGGGTCTTGTATTCACTGCTTTTTGATAAGCCTGGATTCTTAGCTATGTGGGTTTTATGGCAGTGGGTTCACTGGAGAAATATGTTTAAGTGGAGAAAAAATGGTATCTCAAACTGATGTTATCTCGGTCATTGTATCTTATAATGACGTTAGAAATACTCATAAAGCAGTAAGTACTCTTTTAAATCAAACCTGCAGAAGTAAGATAGTTGTTTGGGACAATAACTCAAAAGACAATACGGTTGCCATTCTTAAAAAAGATTTTGATAATGAAATTATTATTCACGAAAGCAATGAAAACTGTTACTGGACTCCAGCTATAAATGAATCAATTAGAAAATACTATGATGGGGAAAAATATATACATTGGTCCAACAATGATATAGCCTATCCAGAAAGATCTTTAGAAAGATTAATTACAGACATAGATGAAACAGGATGTGGAATGGTTGGTCCCACTGGTTCTGCTATAGGTGGACTACAAGACTACGCTATACATCAAAGACATATAGATGGAGACTTTGTCAATTTTAGTAACCTTTATGCTTTCTTAGGAAGTAAAAAACCAACTCAAACTTCAAGCATACAGGGTGCGTGTGTTCTAGTATCTTCTGATTCCTTTAATAAAGTTGGCTTTCTAGATGAAAACATGCCATTAGGAGCTGATGATTTTGATTATTCAATAAGAATGAAAGACGCAGGATATAGCTTATTTGTTTCGGAAAAAGCTTATGTATTCCATAAAGGTCATGCTAGTGGTCCAGGTAATGAAAAGCAATGGAATGACATTGGTGCAAAGTCTTGGGACTTTTTTAATAAAAAGTATGAAGGCTATTACCATAATGAACTTGAAGCACTTAGGTGTATGTGGGAACATAAATATTATCCTGGTTGGGACACTGGTACAGGTTGGCTAAGCGAAGAAGATAGGTTAGCCATATGGAATAAGAGAGGCGTATGCTATGATGGATCACCAATCCAATAATCCTATATACGCAGATACCCCTATCGTAATCATCTCAAGAGATAGGTTATCGTATCTTACTTGTTTGATTTCATGGCTTGAAAAAGCAGGACACAATAATATTATTATATGCGATAACCAAAGCACTTATCAGCCAATGCTGGACTTCTTAAAGGGCACAAATTATAAGGTCTATCACAGTGATATCAATTCACATTTAGCACCATGGGAAACCGGATTGGTGGACGAGTATTGTGCTGGTCAAAATTATGTAGTCACAGATTGCGATGTAGTTCCTACAGAAGAGTGTCCTTCTAATGTCATTAGTTTTTTTTCAAAAGCTTTAGAAGAATTTAGGGACATCAATAAAGTGGGACTATCTTTAAAGATAGACGACTTACCGGAATGCTATATAAATAAAGAAAAAGTCCAGAAATGGGAAGGTCAATTTTGGAGATATAAAAGAAGCGAACAATTTTTCCAAGCACAATTGGATACAACGTTTGCTCTCTATAGGGCAGGTACTGGGCACGACTTAAACAATTCCCTAAGAGCAGCACCTCCTTATTCCGCAAGACACCTTCCTTGGTACTCTAATAGCGCGGAGCCAACAGAAGAAGAAAAATATTATTTTGCCCATGCATCGGGGAGTATTGCTACATGGACGAATGAACCAGTAAAACAAGATCACATTATTTAATTTAAGGATAAAAATGAAAAGAGCTTTAGTTCTTGGTGGTGGCGGATTTATAGGCAGCCACATGGTAAAAAGATTGAAAGATGAAGGCTACTGGGTTACATCAGTAGACTTAAAGACCCCTAGTTATTCTGCATCTAGAGCAGATGAGTTTATAGTTGGCGATCTTAGAAATGCAGACTTTGTTGATTCTATAATAGATAGTTTTGATGAGGTATACCAATTTGCTGCAGACATGGGAGGTGCTGGGTATATATTTACTGGAGAGCACGATGCAGATGTAATGCATAACTCCGCTTCGATTAATCTTAATGTGTTAAATTCCTTAAAAAACAAATCCCCAAAAACAAAAATATTCTATAGTAGCTCAGCTTGTATATATCCAGAGCACAACCAAATGAATCCAAATAATCCAAACTGCGAAGAATCTTCTGCTTATCCAGCAAATCCAGATAGTGAATACGGTTGGGAAAAACTTTTTAGTGAAAGATTATATTTCTCTTTCTATAGAAATTATGGGATAGAAGTAAGAGTTGCTCGATACCATAATATATTTGGCCCAGAAGGAACATGGAATGGCGGGAAAGAAAAAGCACCTGCTGCCATATGCAGAAAAGTAGCGCTTGCATCAGATGGTGACAGTATAGAAATATGGGGCGATGGAGAGCAGACTAGATCATTTCTATTTATAGACGAATGCATAGAGGCAACGCGTAGATTAATGGACTCTGATTTTATAGGGCCTGTTAATATTGGGTCAGAAGAAATGGTCAGCATTAATCAACTGGTAGACCTAGCTATGTCTATCGAGGGAAAGAACTTAGTTAAGTCGCACATCCCAGGTCCAACCGGAGTACGAGGAAGAAATTCTAACAACAGTTTGATTAAAGAAAAGCTTAATTGGAACTATTCGCTGCCCTTAT